CTTTCAGTCGCAGCGTTTTGCTGTAGCGGGAAAAGACCCTGAATGGACAAAGGATATAGAATATAGGAATTATGGCATCATCTAGATTGACCGAAGAAGAACTCGTATCGAGAATAAAATCAGAGATCACTGACTCTTTAGGCTATGGGGATGAGGTGTCCAAGCAAAGAGAGACAGCTATGGAGTATTACTATGGTCTTCCCTTTGGTAATGAGGTAGAGGGAAGGTCACAGTATGTGGACACTACAGTAGCGGATACCATTGAATGGATAAAACCCTCTCTAATGAGGATATTCGCTTCTGGTGATGAGATGGTTGTGTTTGAACCTCATGGGCCGGAAGATGTTAGATCGGCGCAACAGGCCACGGATTACGTGAACTATGTGTTTATGCGCGACAACCCCGGTTGGGATATTCTCTATACATGGTTCACCGATGCCCTACTACAGAAGAATGGCATTATAAAAATCTGGTGGGATGAATCAGACGAATGGAATAGGGAAGAGTACAGGAACCTCACAGAAGATGAGTTAGCCGTACTCATAAATAATCCTGATGTAGAAGTCATTGAGCATACTGCTCCCGGCGGAACATTTGAAGACTACGGTGAGCAGCAAGCAGAAGGACACCATGTTGTTATAAAAAGGGATTTGAGTAAGGGAAGAATAGTAGTTGATCCTGTCCCCCCCGATGAATTCCTTATAGCCAGAGAATCAAAGAGCATTGAAGATTCGAGATTTGTTTGTCACAGGGTAAGGAAAACCTTATCAGAACTGCGGGAAATGTTTGGCGATCTGGATGTTGATGAATTAGGCGGCGATGAGGACGATGATTTCTCCGGCGAAAGAGATGCGCGATTTGACTTTGACAAATCCTCCGCCCACTCTCCGTGGGGCTTTGAATCTTCGGCGCAGGAAGATGCATTAAGAACCTACTGGTTACAGGAAGCCTACCTGAAGACGGATTATGACGGGGATGGTATTGCTGAATTAAGAAAGGTTTGTCTGGTGGGAAGGAAGGTTTTAGCCAATGATGAAATTGATAGGATTCCATTTGTCTCCCTTACCCCGATAAGGATACCCCATAAGTTCTTTGGCCTGTCAGTTGCCGATCTGGTGATGGACTTGCAGTTGATGAAGAGTACGTTGATGCGTAATCTCATGGACAATATGTACAACATGAACTTCGGTCGATATGCTGTATTAGAAGGCCAAGCTAATCTTGACGACCTTCTTACGCAAAGACCGGGCGGAATAGTCAGAGTTAAATCCCCCAATGCAATTACACCACTCTCCACTCCACCGCTTGAGCCGTATTCTTTCCAGATGTTGGAATATCTGGATGGTATCAGGGAATCTAGAGCCGGTGTAAACAGGTACTCTCAGGGATTGAATGAGAATGCACTGACCTCCCACACCACGGCCACTGCTGTCAACGCTGTGATGACTGCGGCCCAAAGCCGCGTGGAACTCATTGCGAGAAACTTTGCTGAGACTGGTGTAAAGAAACTGATGGAGTGCATCTATGAACTCTTACAGAAGAATCAGGATAAGGAACGTGTAGTGAAGTTAAGAAACGAGTGGGTTCCAATACGCCCGGATATGTGGAGAGACAAATTGGATTGTACCGTTTCAGTAGGGATAGGGCATGGCAATAAGGATCAACAGCTAATGCACCTGTCCACCATGTTACAATTCGCATCTCAAGCGATGTCTGGTGGTTTGAAGATTGTTAATCAGAAGAATATGTACAATATGGGCGCAGCCCTTATCAAGAACATGGGCTTCCAGAATGTTAATGACTTCCTAACCGATCCAGACCAAGTACAGGATCAGGGGCCATCTCCGCAAGAACAAATGGCTAGAGCGAAGATGGAAAATGAGCAGAAAGAACTTGAAATAAAGGCCGCTGAGATTCAGATCAAAGCCCAGAAGGTAAAACAGGACGCACAGGAGGCTGCTGTTGATGCCCAGCTTAAGGTGGCTGAACTGAATCTCGAACGTGAACAGAAACGCGCAGTAGCGTTAGGAGCAACATAATGCCTTACGGCCCCGGAACATATGGTAAAAAGCGCGGTAGACCGCCAAAGAAAAAGAAGAAATTAGGAGCAATCTAATGCCACACATAGGAACATATGCTGGAGAACCAAAAGAAAGATCCAAGACTGCGTCACGGATAAAACGTCTAAGGAAAAGGGAAAAACAAATGGCGCAGAGAAAAAAAGGAGACTACTCAGTTTCAGTGGCGTTTGAGAATCTTGCCGACAAATCTATGGTTACTGAACAAGAAATGAGGGCACTCAGGCATCGGCGAAGAAATAAATAATGTCTGACTTACAAAGAGAGGAGAAGGCTAGTAATCTCCTCAACAACGAGTTGTTCCAAGAAGCCTTTGAGGTACTAAAGAAAGATTTAATGGATCGCTGGTCTGCCAGTGGTTCAACAGAGTTGGAAGCCAGAGAATCAATCTGGCTTGCGATGCGACTGCTTGACAAGATTCATGGTCATCTAACGTCCATAGTTGAAACTGGGCACATGAACAAGATTCTAGACAAGCAACACCCATTCATCTGAAAGAGGAATTAGAATATGGCGGATAAGCAACAAGCCCCGCAAGAAGAACAGACGCAACCCGGCAGTATATGGGAAGCACAAGAGGCATTACTCAAGTTAGTGGAACCTGAAGAGGAAACTCCAGAGACTGAGGAAGCCGCGCCTACAGAAGAGGAAGAGTCCACTGAGGAAACTCAAGACGAATCATTGGAAGAGGAGCCTGAAGAGGAAGAGTTGGAGGAGGAATCCGAAGAGGAAGACGATGAAGGCACTGATGAACGCGCAGTAGAGGGAGAGGACTTGCTGTACGCCGTGAACATAAACGGCGAAGAACACCAAATACCACTTGACGAACTACTGAAGGGATATTCGCGCCAATCAGATTACACTCGAAAAACGCAAGAACTGTCAGAACACCGAAGGGAACTAGATGCATACCAGAATCAATGGAATGCTGAAGTCCAACAGATTCAGGCGGAACGACAACAATACGTTAATGCCCTGCAACACGTTATTGAAAACTCTATGGGTGCTTTGGATCAGTTTGCCACTATAGATTGGGAATCACTAAAGAACGACAATCCGCTTGAATATATAACTAAAAGGGATGAGTTCAGGGAAGCCCAAGATAAGGTAAGGCAATCTCAGTACCAACAGCAACAAACCCAGCAACTCCAACAGCAGGAAATGGCTAGAAGCCATCAGCAAGTGCTTCAAGAAGAGCATGGGAAACTGGTGGAAGCCCTCCCAGAGTGGAATGAACCTCAATCTCGTCAGGCATTAAGTGCGGATATAAAGGCATATGCATTATCTCAGGGTTATACAGCAGAAGAGATTGGCTCTTTAATAGACCATCGATCTCTGATGACTTTGTATAAAGCCATGAAGTTTGATAAGGCGTCTTCTCCTGATGTTGTAAGTAAGAGGTTGAAGAACAAACCTAAAGTAATCCGCGCGGGTTCCGTAAGAACCAAGTCTGAGGCAGGAAAACAGAAACGTAACGCAAAAATGAAGCGTCTTCGGAATACAGGTCATGTCGATGATGCGGCCTCTATTTTGGAAGATTTATACAATTCCTAATAAGGAGAATAACAAATGGCAATTGCTACGAATACGTCACTGACTTTTAGTTCAGTAGCGATACGTGAAGACTTGTCAGATGTGATTTACAACATCGCTCCTATGGATACCCCCTTCATGTCTGGTATGGCTAAACAGACTGTAGATAATACTTTCTACGAATGGCAAACAGATTCGATTACCGCTGGCGCGACTAACCGAAAAATTGAAGGCGATGACAGTATTGCTGCCACCGCACGGGTACTTCCAACGCGACTTGGAAATTACACGCAGATAAGTCAATACGTCAACCAAACGTCAGGAACTGACGATGCGGTTAATTACGCCGGTCACGGCAAACACCAAGCCTACCAACTCGCGAAGAATGGTAAACGCATGAAGCGCGATATGGAAGGTATGTTGCTTGAAAACATTGTACGCGCCGCTGGTAACTCAACCACGGCAAGAGCAACGGCTGGTGTTCCTGCTTGGCTTGCTACCAACTATGTATCCATGAATCCAACATCCGGTTCTCCGGCTGCTGGTGCAACGGGTACGACTGCGATGACAGAAGCTACTGCTACTGCTTCCATTACGGAAGCTGGTATCAAGAACGTCATCAAAGACTGCTACGATGCTGGTGGTAACCCTGACTTGATCTTGGCTCCGTCTGCTATTAAACAGGCGATCTCTGATCTGGCACAATCCGTATCATCTCTTCAGACTAACACGAAGGGTGATGCACCCGCGCACGTTGTGGCCGCTGTTGACGTTTACGTCAGTGATTTCGGAACTTTCCGAATAATCAGTGATCGCAATGTGAAAAGCACGGAACACGTTTTCTTCTTGGATATGGACTTTTGGGCTATGGCATGGCTCCGTCCTTTCCAGACTGTAGAACTAGCAAAAACTGGTGACGCAACCAAACAGATGTTGGTAGCGGAATACGGTTTGGTATCTAAGAACGAAAAATCAAGTGGAATTCTTGCTGACGCAAAGGCGTAATAAGTACCGGGGGCGGGGAAACTCGCCCCCACCTTATGCAAGAATTAGAAACTAACTGTCCTAATATTCAGGATGAATACGGCGGGAAGGTAATATTCCCATTCGGGCCGTGTATATACCAGAACTTTATTTCTGATGACCTGAGAGATTCTCTTCTTGAGGAAGGAAAGAGGATCAGAAATAAAGATCATGATTATGGTAAAAGATTGGCCGGTAATATGTATTTCGGCGGGTCTTATGATTATGGAAATAAATATATAGTAAAGGTATTCCCAGAATTACTGAAGATTCTATTTCAGTGGTTTGATTTCATGGTTTACCATTACGACGGTGGGCGAGTTAATTTCGCGCCGGGTAAGGAAGATTTAGAAATCAATCTGGATACTCTCTGGATAAACTTCCAAAGACGGTATGACCACAATCCACCACATCAACATCATGGCATTGTTTCGTTTGTTGTCTATCTTGATGTACCAGAGAAGATATTTAAGGAGCAAGCGAAGTCTAATGTTCAGGATGCCGGTCATATAGTATTTAAGTATGGGGAGTCTATTAGCCCACTCAGTGTAAGTATGTGGAACGTAACCCCACAGAATAACCTGATCCTCATGTTTCCTGCCACACTAGATCATATGGTTCATCCATTCTGGGTAGATGAGGAGCGCGTAAGCGTATCAGGAAACTTCACATTAACAGATAGAATTGTATTAAGCCAAAATGGGGCATAGATGAAAAATATAGATAAAGAACTTGAATCCGCCGCCAAGAAAATGGTGAAAGGAAAGAAGGCTTCGCCTAAGGTGGAGAAACCTAAAGAGCCAACTGACGCTATGGG